CCAGTTGCTGGCTTAAATTCACTGGGAAGTCCGCCTTCTCTACCAGTTGAGCTACCTTTAAATACGTTTGCCAACGAACCAAGAGCACCAACCGTGCCAATGCCTTGTGTAAGCGCATTAGGTGCAGCAACATAAGACTGTGTATTAGTAGACTGCATTGGTAAACCACGCAACATATTAGACATAACGCCAAGTTGCATGAGCGGATACTGTTGAGTATTAGCCCAGTCTTGAATAGCTTGGTTAATCTTCTGCTGCTCAAGGGCTTGCTGTTGCGCACCCATCTGAGACTTCATACCAATAATATCTTTTTGGATACCGAATTGTTGTCCACCTAACTGACCTAAAGTACCTGCGGCTTGCCCTGCCTGTCCCATGCCTTGTAGACCAGCTTGTATACCTTGTAAACCTAATTGAGCGCCAAACTGTTGCTGACGCTGAGCATCTTCAAATGCTTTTTGTGAGCCTGTAGCGGTAATGCCTTGCATCTGGTTCATTAAGCTACGTTGAGCTTCTGATTCCATAATAGCTTGACGAGAACCGCCAAACGCGCCTTGACCTACAGCTTGAGCTTTACGTACTCCTTGACCAATGTTGTAATCCCGAGCAGCTTGAGCTTTTTGATAGTCCACCACGTTTTGCATATAGGGTGACATATAGCCTTGCATTGCCATTGGGTTCTGAGCTTGTTGTGCAAATTGTTGTCCTGCACCGGCAGCCTGCCCTGCTAAACCTAATGAGCCTAAACCAGAAGCACCAGCTAAAGCGGTAGCATCTGCAAATTGTCCAGGGGCCTGTAATTGTCCAGTTGCCTGCATGGCTTGTTCTTGAAGCGGTTGAAACCCAGCAACATATTTGTTAGGATCAGTGCTGTATGGTGTATATGGTTTAAAACCGGTAATCTCATTACCTTCCATATCAAACAATTGCTTCTGGGTAGCACCAAGCATTGTCTCAACATAAGGCTGAGCGTATTCAGGAATATTGGTTTGGTAAGTAGTACCTGTACTAGTAGTCTGTCCACCCCCGCCACCACCACCTACAAATGGTGTACGTTTACCTTCCCAAGTCCAGCCGCTGTGTTTAGATCTAAGCATTTAAGTGCTCCTTGCGATACTCATCGTACCGTTCATTAACAATAATTTTCCAAATATTGGGTAATACTTCTCTAGCTTTTTCATATCCTAAACAAGTTTGCACCATAAAAGTAACTACATGCCCAGCAGCAAAACGCAAGTTATGTGCAATTTCTAATCCATGCTCGTCTTTATCTTGTTCAAACTTATTTGCTACTTCAAACGCAGAAATAACAGTCATCCACATGGGAGTAATCTGCTCTCGTATGGCTTGATAAAAGGGATTAGAAGGAATATACACAAGCGCTACTAAAAATGCGTTATTAATCTCTTGCTGGCTAACTTCCCTATCTTTATCTACAAGATCATCCCACGTCTGAACTAAATCAACCAACATAAAAAACAAATTAAGTGCGTCTTGATTCCCGCCAAACCACTCTACTTTGGCTTTTTCTAAGTCAATATGTGCGGCTTTAAATGTCATTTAGGAATATACTTTTTTGCTTTAACGGCTGGGGCTTGTTTCTTTTTACCCGTTCTAGCCATACGTATTTTATCCATCATCTGATGAAGTTTCTTAGCACCAGCATCGGTAGAGCCATTACCTAGATGACTAACTACATCAGCAGGAACTACAAACTCACCATCTGCTAGACGGGCTGGCTGTCTACTTCCAATAACTGCAGGGATGTTGTCACTCATGCCATCTCCCGGTCCTTTAAGTAAACGAGGGTTTCCACCATCAGCATAACCACCTAAGTTATAGCCCATGATTCCTCCGGATGCGGCCTGCTGTGTTCCGGGTGGCGCTAAGTTAAGTGTACCCATTGGAGTAGGGCGTTGTAAGGCAGGAATGCCTATATTAGCTCTTTTATTAACTTTACCTTGACGAGTTAAAGCAGCGGTTAAAGCGTCTTGATATTTAGTATCTGGGTCATTGTCATCTGCAATACCTACTCTTCCTACATAAGACGGCGCTCTGGCTTCAGAAGGTTTTTGTCCTTCCATTAAGGCGTAATAACGCGCAAAGTCAGCTTCAGGGTCTTTTTCTCTTGGTGTGCCTTTAGCAAAACTAGCAATACCACCACCAGCCATTGTCCTTGGCATAACAGCTAGTTGTGGTTGCATACCGATTCCTCCTGGTCCTCCTGGAAATATTTGCGTAGGAGTAAAGTCCGTAGAAGGTAGAACATGTGGTTGTGGTCGATATATGTCTTTTTGTAAGTCTGGACCCATACCAGGTGGGCCAGTCATAGGCCCGTTGAATCTTGGAGCCATACCAGATCCAACAGTTGCTGCTCCTGAAAATCCTTGTGAAGCCATATTGCCCTGATCTAAATTAACTGATCCTTGTAAACTTATTGGAATTTGACCGCCACCAGCCATTAGCATGGGGCTAGACCGCTCATAGGCGGGGGCTTCATCTACCATTTCAGAGCTTACTGGGCGCTGGGTAGGAGTGGCGTACTGGGTCTTATCAATCATTCCTTGGGGGTATAGACCTCCTTGGGGGTTCATCGCCGTATTCATCATAGACATACGTTCTACAGGACCACCCCCTTGCAAAGAGGTAATTCCACCCGAAGCATAGTTGTAGCGTTGTTCTTGGTAAACATTAGGTTGACTATAAGGACCACCTTGGAAATTAGGTGATAGTGAATATTGACCTTTATATTGTCGTTTTTCAGGCATGGGTGTGCCGGGTGGTTTAAACGCCCCCATATAACCCAAACCAGTAGTGGCAAGCGTGGCTGTTTGAAACTTGTTTTTACCCATATAGTTAGTAACAGAATCAAAAGCATCTAAAAATGGATTACCGCTACCACTAAATCCAGTAGTGCTGGGAGGTTGCAGTTGCATAGCGTTAGCTTGAGCAGTGATATCCGCTGCTGTAGTTTGAGCACCCGGTACTACAGAAGGAGCAGGAACATTTCCAGTAACTTGCAATACTTCTGGGCTTAATTCTGGTTGTGGTCCGCCCTGATAGTTCTTAATCATATCTATTATAGCTTGGTCATTTTGGAAACTAGCAACGTCAGAAGTTGCTGGACCAGATGCGGTTTGAATACCTGATTGACCCACTTGCTCAATGCCAGCAGGAGGAGTTGGAGTAGCAGGAGGTAACGGGGTTGCTGGAGGTGGCACAGCCGCTTGACCCACACTTTCAATACCAGCAGGGGGTAGGGGGGTTGCTGGAGGTGGAACAGCGCCAGGTGCGGCTTGTAAAATGCCACCTGCTTCAGGAAGAACAGCACCTGCAACTTCAGGCAGTGTTGTAGCAGCAACTTCAGTAAGAGCAGGAGCTAAAGCGGCTTCAGCAGCGGTAGCAGCGGCGGCTTGAGTGGCGGCAGCGGTAGCGGCTTGAGTAGCGGCGGCTTGAGCAGCGGCAATGGCGGCAGCTTCGGCGGCGGCGGTAGCGGCGGCAATTTCAGCGGCGGTTAATGTGGCGGTTCCAGTAGCTACCCAAGTCATAGTTTTTCTCCCTCAATCCCAACTAAGTCATTGACAGAAGCTATTAAGCCTAAATCACCATAATTTGGGGCTATAACTTCATCTTCAATCTTATCTAAATTCTCTTCGCCCACATGGGCAGTTAAATGTATAGTTGTCCAGATGGTATCTTCGTGTGCATATACGGCACGTTTTAGACCTACTTCTGATACAAATGTACATGGTCCTTCTAACTCTTTTTTGCCAAACTCGGTAAACACTGTAACCTTGCCCTTAGAAATAATGTTTAAGTGCTGATGTTTATGTATTTTACCTATAACTAAGGAACCTTTCCGTAAAAGAATCTCTCTAGCATAAGTACAGCAACCGTATTTCTCATCAACTGGGGAGAAATAATGTTTTAGCGGGCTGTCATCAGGTACTAATTCACCAGAAGCTACCTTGTCTTTAATTCCTTTCTCAACAGTTAAGACGTCCTGTCTGAACTTTACCTTGTCGGGCGTGTTTTGTATAGCTGTTGTCATACAGTTGTGACCGTTACGGTTCCTATTCTTCCTATTGTTTTTACGCCTGTTAAGAAAATTAAAGGTTCTCCAAGAGCATTTACCCAATCTGAGCCGTTCCAATAAATTGGATACCCAAGGCTTGTATCAAAGTAATATTGCCCAACCTGTAGATTTTCTGTGGGTCTATTTGTCGTAGTACCCGAAGCGGGCACTGTTACGTTTTGAGTAAAGTTGTCAATCTGGTTAAAGTACAGACGCAGGGCGTTATTAAGCTGGTCAATGTAACGCTGGTTATAAACAATAGGCGCAACCAGTAAATTGGGTGCTTTTGAGGGGCGTAGTGGAGTTACAGCCATTATCTGCGACCATCATTTCTAATGTCAATTCGTGGGCTACCTAATTGCCAAGCCACACCTAAATCGGTAGACGTAATCCTAAATGCCATTTGGCGTCCACGAAGTCTGGTATATACCTGTCCATCAAATAACTGCACGTCATAATTGCGTTGACCTGTATAGTTTTGATCGCTTTGCACATCGGGCGAATCCGCTATTCCGTAAGGAGCACCAGAGTTTCTGCGAGGTCTCACCGTCATAATGACTTTGGGTTCATTTACATTAGAGCCGTTAAACGTAATGTCTGGCAGGATGCGCCATACAAAACCAAAGTTATGCCCGTCACCAATGTCAAAGTCAGAAGACTGGATATATGCCTCAATCGGTATTGGAGTTAACCCTGATACGTCATCTACGTTGGCTTCGTGAAACAAAATTTTATTGCCTTCAGGATAGGCAGCCATTGGAAATTGACGTAATGGGGAATCAAGCCAAGCAGTTCTGCTCATAGTGCCGTACGACCATACCCGTTCAAGATAGTTGTAGATTACATACTTATCAATTTGATTGCTGTTTTCCGAACAGTAGAACCACCAGACTTCACTATAGGCTTCGTTTGAACCCGCAAACACTTGGAACGATTGATCTTTATTAATGTCTTCAAACACATACTTCCACAGCGAACAAGGCAAGGTTTCTACACGGCCTGTGTATGAGAAGAACTTATCTACGCCCATCCAGTACGTTACGTTGTTAATAGTAATAGTGGCATTAGGCCCCATTACAGAAATGTTGTCTTGCAATAACTGAAAGCCCCAGACGTACGGCGGTCCAAGATACTGCATAGAGTAAATGGCGGCATCAGACCAAACCAGAATCTCCTGGCGGGTAGATTCCGCACACATAATGAACGAACCAATGTTCAGACGGTATTCACCAGACTGGTTTGTAGCTGCTGGAACCCAGTCAAATGGATTCTCTTGGTCAGACCAACGTACTAAAAGTGGATCAAACTGAGTGTCGGGGTCGCCTGGATCATATGGGTTGGCGCCAAAACAAATAGCAAAACGCTGAATTGACGAGCCAATGATCTGATTAGTTCTATTAGGAACAAACTGTCCCGCAAATCCTTCGTTTGTAGATACCGTATTTAACAAAACTGCTCGAACAGTAATTCCTAAAGTCGCATCCCAGTAGTAAACAGCCCCGCCACGAGGAGCAATAAGCAAGTCTTCACCAAAGTTATCGTTAGTCCAAAGACGAAGCTGTTGTCCAATACCAACATCAGCCGCAGTACCCCAACCACGGAATGGGACTACAGGTGTTGAGACTACTACAGTGCCACCCGTTGGGCCATTATTGGAGGTTGTATAGGTAGTAGATCCAATAATCGTTGAAAAGGTATAAGCATTGGCATTAACCACAGTAATTGGTATTGCTTTAATAAATGGTGCAGACGCTATGCCGCAGACGTTACCAGATATGCTGTTGAAATAAACCGAATTGCCATTAGCAAGACCGTGGGCAGTTTGAGTTACTGTAACCGTGGTGCCAGGACTTGTACAAGTAAACGGGTTGGTAAGTGATGTTTGGATATAGGTAGGCCATGTGCCTGCCCCCCAACCAGTACCCTGAATAAAAACATCTAGTCCTGTTTGTATTTGGAACGCCATAGTAATCGTGTTTCCACCACCAGAGCCAGTAGAGTTTGCTACATTTGCTACGGTAAAACTAAATTGGGTTGTATCAATATAGGTAATCTGGTGTTCTTGATTTAAATCTGCGGCAGTAATTGATCCAATTGCGTTAGCGCCCGTTACAGTAACAAAGTCATTTGTCAGACCTCCGTAACCAGTTAAAGTTACAGTTACAACGTTTGAACCGTTTGTAGTAGCAATGCAGTTCACTGTGTTTGGAGATGAATTTGCCGTAAAAGTAACTCGAATTGGGGTTACATCGTTATAGTCACCACCTTGCTCAATATAGTATTTAAAATTAGTACCAACACCCAGTAAATTGGCACCGTTTAAAGTAGCCCAGTTCCACAGCGCACGAGCAATACCTAAAAAGGTTTCATTAGATAGCCGAATCCAACCACCAATTTTTTCAGGAAAGCCAGAACGAAACCGCACCTTGTCGCAAGCGTACCAACCGCCCTCATTGGAGTAGTCAGTACCTTCTCTGTTGACACCAGGTCTAAATTGTAGCTTCTGTAATGGCATACGGGTTTACCCTAAGATAAGAACAATGCTCGTTCGTCGTTTCTACGAGTAACTAAGCCTTTTAGTACTTTACCGCCAGCCAGCGTATATTTCAAGAACTCTTCTGCCGCCCCTTCCATTTCACCCCGAAGAACCTTTTGACGGAGGGTGCTTCTCTGCAATGCTCCCAGACCAATATTGAAGCTAAAGCTAACAAGAGCATCGAACTGACCTTGAGTGAGCTTAACGGGACAGTAGCGTTCAACACCTCGCTCAAAGCGATTAAGATCGTCTCTAAGAATGTCAT